TTGACGTTTATCTTCCGCCGTAGCCAGAGCCTGTAGGTCTGTGTATATTTTCTTTAAAAGCCCCACACCAAGCTCGAACTCCTTTGACATTATACTCCTCCTCTAAGCTTCTTTTTGTCAAATTATTATAATTTGACAAAAAAAATGGGACACCTTTTTTATTATAACAGGACATAGGGGGACATAGTGGGATTTTCTGGGACGCTTGAAAATCAAGGACTTTAGAAGGGTAGGGTTTTCTGCAAAATTGCAGTCTGAGGGTGTCCCACGATTTTGTCAAACTTTTTTGACAAAAAAATGGGACACTTTTTTATGGTGTTTTGAGTTGGGTCAGAATTTGACAAAAAAATGGGACACCCTACCCTTCTGGACTTGTTGATTTTCTAAGTTTGTCCCACGCTTTTGTCAAACTTTCGGACCGTTCTCTATTTACCAGTACCTCCACCGCCCATCCTCCACACGACGGTATTTGTCTGCATATCTATATATCAGCAAGGAATATTGGTAGTTAATCTCGCAGGCACTCCTATACTGCTTACATTCAGCCCCTACCTTCCACACGCACACCTGCCCTCTTCTGCAAAATTGCGGGCACTTCTCCCACTCCCAAGAACCCGCCCGCCTGCATTCTCGGATAACCCAATCACCTCCGTTATATCTCTGATAAACAACCCATAGGCGTGGGGCAGGGTTGCTTTTGATAAGCGTATTCAGATAATAGGCAAAGGCGTAAAAGTGGTCTTTGGAGTATTGCTTCGTGTAATCAGGGAATAGTGGGCGTAGCTCCTTGTCTAAGAATTTTGGCGTCAGCTGGAAGTATCCAACAGATCCATGTCCATCTGCACTTTCCCTCCACCGACAGGAAGTCTCTTTCTCGGCGGTAGCTACATTATAGTGGGTTGGGTAGTCTTTTGCTATGTATCTTTCTGTTGCTTCCTTTACGGCTGGTTCAAGCTTCAGGCATCTGGGGTTAGCCCAAAGCAAAGACAAGCCCGATATAGATAAGCAAAGCAATAGTGTAAATCTTGTCATAAGGGTCTCTCCAGTCAATGAAGCCCACCTTGAGAACTCTCGTGATGTAGTAATAGACCAAGCCAGCCGAGGCAAGGGCGACCTTGCGGGCTATTGCACTCAAGAGTGTGGGTTGGTCGTAGACATAGACAAAAGCTACAAACATAAACACAACAGCAAGGGCTAAATCAACGCTGTAATGCTTCAGTATTCTTCTTAACAACTCTACTGTTTGCATGTCTCAATCACCCCCCAGAGGAGCTGGTTTTCTCTCTCAAGTTTGAACATATAGTTCAAAAGGGACTGCAATTTTTCAGGGGCTGGCTGGTCTGGTTTGATAACGGGTCTCTCTGTTTTTGGGATGTCAGGAATAGGGCACTTTACGATAACTTCTTTTTCTATTACTTGCACTTGTGGTTTTGTGGCACAGGATAACAGGGATAGACTAAGGGCTAAAATGCTTGCTCGCTTCATCTATCATCCCCTTGAGTGCCTCGCATTCATTTGTAGTGTTTGGGATGCTTATTTGTGGGATAGGCTCGGTGGCTTTTTTCAGGAGGGCAGTATATCTCTGTTCTATCTTTCTCTTGTCTATTTCACACTTGTTTTTTAGCTCGGAGTAAAGTTGTGTGTATTTGATGAGGTTCTCTTGTGTGGTTCTAAGCTCCGCTTGGCATTGGGCGAGGGATTGCATGGCTCTAAAGTGGGCTTTGCGTTCATGCTTGTAAATGACATAAAACAGGGCATTGGAAAAGAGAGAGAGGGAGAGAAGGATAAAAAGTAGTTCACGAAGCATTTATGGGCTCCTTGATGAAGACTCCATCTCTATATACATAGTCTTGTGGGTTTTCAGATAGCCAGACTTCGTGATTTTCGTCTATCTCTATAAGCTGGACATCTGGGTGGTCTTGGATGTAATCTTCCCAGCTTGTGAAACCTTGAACTCTCCCATCTGAACTGATGATAACAAATAATTTTCCCATCTTTTATACCTCCTTGCTTAAGTTGGTTGAATAAAGCCTTTGAAGTTTAGTTCTCTGATTGCGGGGTGAGAACCACCAGTGCTATTAGCCCTGACTCTCCAATACTTGTAATATCCCCCTTTAGCTATATATAGCGTAGTAGGCGTGCTTGTAAATCCCTGGTTGAATGTATGGATGTCTATAAATGTGCTACCATCTTGAGATGCTTGTATGGTTATAGAGGTGGGGTTATGACCATTTCCAGCACTCTCATAACCAGTTATCGTGACTGTGTGGACAAACACAGGTCTTACAAATTGATATTGTATCCATTGTGGAACAGTTCCTCCAGCCAACCACCATGTGCCTGTATTTTTATCAAAAGCCTTGAATGCATCACGAATTGAATCGTAAATACTACTTGCAGATGCCACTCCTTCTGGTGCGGTGTTTGAGGTCATCGTTGGGACTTCTTTTACATTTATTGTGCTGTTGATAAAAGTATTCCATGCGGTCGCGTTATTTCTGATGGCGTTCAACGCAGTTTGAGAGTTAATCACAGCGTTCATAGCAGTTTGGGAGTTAATCACAGCGTTCATAGCAGTTTGGGAGTTAATCACAGCGTTCATAGCAGTTTGGGAGTTAATCACAGCGTTCATAGCAGTTTGGGAGTTAATCACAGCGTTCATAGCAGTTTGGGAGTTAGCAACAGCGTTCATAGCAGTTTGGTCCCATACGATTAACCACAGCGGGGTTGAGAAGTTGGGATTTTGTAGTAGTGCTTCGAGATTACTACCATTACCACTGAAGATTAGTTCAAGTATGCTGTCTTTTCTTGCTGAAATCCCTAAGCTAATTATCTTTGCCATGCCTACACCTCCATTCCATCTACAAAGACATTAATTTGCGAATTTGAACCGACTTTGATTGTGTCTCCGGCATCAAGGCTGAATTTCTCTATAAATAGCCCGGTAAAGCTGTCCGAGAAGTAGGTAAGGTTGTTGATTTTTATTGTGATGGTAGAAGTGGTTGGAGCGTATATGCGTAAGAACACATAAGCTTTTTTGTTTGCTGGGCAAGTGTATATTGTTTGCTCTGTGTTGTTTATTGTGGCTTGTGCAAGCATCATTCACCTCCAAAAAAGAATGCCATTACCCTACTCATAAGCAGGGCGGAGTTTATTTGTGAGACTGCTTCTTGCTGTTTTTGTTCAATGTTTGATAGGGCATCCGCTTTTGCTGTAGAGATGGCGGATATAGCATCATCTCGACGCTCGTTAATCAAAGCATCTGCGTTTTGTCTCAATGCTTGTATCTCAGCGACTATCTCGTCCGCTATGGTTTTTCTCTCTTCTATAAATTCAAAGGATGGTCGTAAGACTTCTTCAATGCGAAGTAGCCCATATCTGGTGACCTCATTTACAGCATACTGCCAGTCCTTTTTAACATCTTCTAAAGCTGTAAGACGCAAGTCTATATCTTTAAAGACAGCGTTGAAAACCTCGTCGGAAAGAGGTGTTCTTTTAGTAAAGCGATACTTATCAAACCTACTCGGCATTTTCATCCTCCAGTTTTTCAACTTTGTCTTTGATGAGTTCATACACCTCAGGGGCTACTTCAATAATTTGCCCTGCATAGAAGCGTCTGCCGTAGAGTTCAAAGTCTTCTAAGACTTTAACCTTCACCATGCTTTACCTCCTTCAGTAAGCTATATCAATGCGTTCAACAATCACATATGGTGCAGCATCAGAAGTTCTGGAACCAGAAAGCTTGATCTTGTAGCGCTGAATACCGGCTGAGATGTTAAAAGTAAAAGTTTTGCGTATGGCGTCTTCGTCTTCTTGCTCGGTTGTAACAACGGCTGGGTTGTAGGTGGTGTTGCTTACTGTATCGATAAGCTGGCAATTGATAGTGTGTTTAGTAGGATCGAACTTATGTAGAAGCACTTGCACATCTATGTTTTGTCTTGGGGCAGAGAGAACTCTCTCTGTGGAGGTTGCAAAAAAGGTTGTTGCGGGTCTGCTTGCGGTGATAGCCTGTTCAGTGAGGATTAGGGCTGGTTGCAAATCTGCAGTGCCAAGCATGACCGCCCTCAATGGCACGATGTCGGGAGCTGAGGAAAGTCTGCCCGTCTCCTTCAGTGGGTACCACTTCCCACCTACATTGATCTCAAAGATCAATTCCGTTCCTTCGGGCACGACGGCGGGGGCTATGATTTGGAGGTCAGTGATACCTCCGGCAAGGCTTACGGGTTGAAGCTGAACTTCAGTCCTTGCTTGCTTAAATTGTGCTGCGTAGAGTTTAAACATAATATCTTTAGTTAAGTCTCCTGTGAAGTAATCTCCATCTGTGCCATAAAAGAGTGTTCCTTGCAAGTAGTTTTGTCCTGATACGGTTGCTACTTTGTAATCTCCTTGTGTGATAAAACAAATGGCATATCTTCCGGGCTTTAGGAAGACCGGTGGTAGATTGATGATGGTTTCAGAGGGGTATTTTTGCACATCTGATGGGTTTAAAGTCACATGGGTTAAGGTTTTTTGGAGGACTGGTTTTCCGCCTTCGGTCTCGCAAATCACAATGTGTATATCTGCGTTGCTGTCTTTTTGAGTGAAGTATAGACCAAGTCCAGCGAGCCACATCGGAGAGGAAATCACAAAGGTTTGGGCAACGATTGCCCCGTTTATAGTGTGGGTTGTTTCTTGAAGTCTATATTCTGTAATTGGATAAGATACCCAATACCCGCATCTTCCATACCACCAATAGTCGTAATACCAATACCAATACCAGTAGCGATAATACCAGTTCCAGTAGCAGCCCCACCCCCAGCCATAAGTCCAGTAGTATTGATAATAAGTGTATTTTTGCAGTGTGAGGGTCTGCCATTGGTATCTTGATATTGAGATGTCTCCGGAGTAGCCTTTTGTCTCAAGCTTTGGGACGAGGTCATACTTTGGAAGAACTAAGTTATCAAATCTTTGTATGTTTGGGTCGTATGGGTTAAATAGTGCGAGATTAGCCCTTGCTTCTCCTGCATTTGGGAATAACAAGCCGTTGAAAATCTTCGCCTGCGTGTTGTTTGTATCTATTTTTGATGTATCTCCAAAGTAATCTGCATCATAGCTGTGGTAGGTGCTTGGGAGGTTGAGTTTTTCTTTTACACGAGCCATGTCTGCCATGACCTCAAGGACTGCTTTCAGGTCGGCTTTTCCGTCTGTCTTTTTGGCAAGGGTTGAAAGGTCGGTAACGATTGAGATGAGGCGGGGCTCGGTTAAAGCCCTCCAATTTTTCAGCTCTTTCACGTCTGCTTTGGTCTCATATAAACGAGGTAGGACATAATCTTCAACTCGAGTTATCTTTTCAATGCCGGTTGTGGAAAGGTAGATGTAAGCGACAGGCACTACATTTTCCTGAAGGGCTGGGGGTTGAGGGTCAACGGATTCCACGCCGGGAACAAGGTTTACATTGGCTTTGTTAATATGGGTCATGGCGACAGCACGGGGCTCCGTTGTCCCCTGCACCACATCAATTAGGAAATCCCGTGGCTCTACCTCTGTCTCTGTCTCAGAACCCCATATAACCACTGCAACTACTTTTTTGGTGTTCAAGGGCAGATACTGAAAGATATTGAACTCAAGTGATTGTTCGGAAATGTAGATTTTGCCGTTGGCATACAATCTCCCCGGGGCTACTGTTATCTCAGTGGAGGAGTTTTGCGTAACCTCAAAGCCAGTGTAGTGATAGCGGTTAGAGATTGCGTCGGTGATAACCGCTTCTATGGCTTGGGCAGTAAAGTCTTGGGTGTTGTTCAGGTCTTTTGCTTGGAGCTCTTGCCTGTCTCTGTAAATAACTTTTTTAAACATTTATAACCTCCTGAATTTTGATTGATTGCCCTGCTGTGATGGTGCCATCTGCCGTTGGCGTTCTTTTTGTTTTTGTATCAATAAAGATTTTGTCTCTTACGCTTTTGTAGTCGTTTATGAGTTTTTGTGTTTCGTGTAAAGCCCGTTTAGGCGTGGCACTAAGGAATTTAAAGAAAAACCTCTGGTGGGTTTTGTCTTTTATGTCTATAAGAAGCTCGGCGTTGTATGGCGGAATTCGAATAGGTTTTTCGTCTAAGAAGGTGTAGGCGTTGCGTCGCTGTGGGATTACTTCTGGGTCAAAGATGCGGAAGCGTTTCCAGATGCGTTTTTCTGCGTCAAGGTCTGTAGTGTGTCCGTGTGTGTATGAAATAAAGGCAATTTTATAATTGGCGTTTCCTTTTTCTTGTAGGGTTTCATATTTGGATGTGATTGGTTCTGTGGAGGGTGTAATGGTTTCTGTGCGGGTGATTGGTTCATAATCGGAGTAAAGGACAGGTAAGTTAAGGGTGTAAAGTCTTTCTTTTGCGTTGTGATTGACAAGATATTTTAAACGGTTTGATTTCGTAAAAGAACCGTAAGCATTCCCTTCTTTGCGGACTTCTACTTTTTCCTCTGCTGTCTTTTCCTTTTGTGTGTATTGTATAGTGTAGGTTTTGAGGGGTTGAAGGATGCCATTTTTGACTAAGTATGCCCTATGCCCATAGCGATTTATTGCGAGCTGGTTGTAAGGGTGCAATTTTGCAGAGAGGAACTCTTTCTGGTAAGGTTGGTATTTTTTGCCGGGAAAGGAAAACTTTGTGAGGCGTAGTTCTGGAAAAAGCTCGTAAAATCTGGCTCGGTCTTCATCTGTAAGGGAAAGGCTAAAATAGGTTTTTATCTCGGGTGTCCTTGCTCGGATGAGCCTTGAGCCTGCAAGCTGGCATGCGGTCTTGATGCCCAACAGGGTGCCCTTGCCTCTATGAAGATTGATTGCGTTCTTGATTAAATTGCGTTTTTCTTGGATTGTCTGTGCTTGTTCGTAGCCCTCAATGTGAAATTGCCAGCCTAAAAGGTCAAGGAGTTTCTCGTCCTCTAATTCGTCGATGCGAGGATAGATGAGAACATTGATAATGCGATTCTTCAGTTCTTCAAAGCTTGTGTCAAAGGTGTCTACTAAATGTTGAAGCTCTCTTATGCCTGGAGGAGTTAGCTCTTTAATCATCCACCAAACCTCCATAGCGAATGCTTACGTTCCGTGCGTGTGCTATCTGTTCAATAGTGAGTTCCTGCCTCGTTGGTAAGGCTAAATCTACCCTGTAAGCTCCCGCTTGCTTGACAAGTCGTGTTAGTTCTTCGGGTAAGATGTCCCTTCCGATTTTGGATTTTGTCCAAGCTATAAAGTCGTTTACTGCTTTTTCTACTGCGGATTGGATGAAGGAAAGTTTGGAAGCATCCTTCTTATTTACATAAAAGGTTAAATCAATGTCGTATTGAACTATCTCAGGTGCAGAAACTAAGACTTGGTCGGTGAGGGGACGCACACGCTCTGAGGATAAATAATCCCTAACAAGAGAGAGCATACTTGCATCTGGGATGTTGCCGCCTTTCACGGTAAGGATGACTTTTACCTGACCGGCGGCTGGACTATAGACTTCTGCATCTTCTATGTCTTGATGGGCTGATAGCGTGTAATAGATGTAAGCTTGTTTGGAGCCCGCATTGGTGAAGCGTTCAATGGATAGTCTTATTCTCTCCCGGAAGCGTTCATCATCTTCTTCATCTGCACCATACATGCTCATTGTGATGTTTGAGACAGAGTCAATGTAAGGCAATGGGTCTATAAGGTTTTTTACCTGTCCGGGAGAAAAGCCGTTTCCTTTTGTTCCTGCTTCATTACACTCAGCTGGGACATCAACATATAAGCTTCCGGCTGGGATCTTTACCTCCTGCAAAGTTGCAAAATAGAGGTCTCCTCCTGCGGATGCCCTTGTCCCGGCAGGGATGACTACATCAAAGCTTAGGGGTTCGGATAAGGAAAAACGCAAGATTGTTTGTGCCTTCCGGGCGGGGAGTCTTTGAACTCCGTAAAACTCAGCAAGGGCGTCAAGGTGTGGTCCGGTTGCATATGCAAGCAAATTCTGTTTTGCGGTCTCGTTTATGGCTATGGCTAAAAGAGTGCTGGCGTAGGTTTGAAGGTTCAGTAGTAATCTTTCAGGGTCTGCTGGGTAGAGTGGGCGCTGTGTGATGTTTTCATAAGCGTCAATCAACAAGCCTTCCCAATAAGTTGCGTCTGTTTCCACAAACTTTATATCCATAGCTCTTGCTTCACTAATACATCTTCAATTGCTAATACAAGCTGTATCTTTGTCCTGTCAAGGCGTCTATCAAGTTTGATTTCTTTGACCTTTACCCTTGGTTCCCATCTTTCTATTTCATCTACAATGTAAGCTTTGATCTTGCCAGCGGTCAAAGCGGTAAGAGGCTGGTCTATGAATCTGTAGAGTTCTGAACCAAAATCGGGGCGGTGCACATCGGAACCTTTGGGCGTGGTCAAAATCACACGGATATTTTGCAAGACACTTTTTACGGCGTCTCGTTCAATAACAGTCATAGTAAAAAGGATGGCGGATGGGAAGGGGGATTTCAAGCAAAGATTTCACAAACTTAGAAGAGCTTAACTGTGGCAGACGGTAGGTTTTCAGAGAGTTCAGCAGGCAAGCTCTCTATATCTTTCTTCAGCCGTCCGCACGTTTTGATAGCAAGGCTTTCGTCGTTTGAAACCACATAAACACCGTTTTTGACAAAGATGTAGTTCGTTTCGTATTTTTGGGTCTGAGGGTTGAGGACTCTCTGGATAAAGACGTGCTCGGGCTTTTTTATCACTTCATAGCTTAGTTGTTCGTATTCTTTGAGAGAGTTGACTCCTAAGTCTTTTGCCTGCTTTTCAAACTCCGCTTTAAGTCTGCTGGCTTTAGCGTCAAAAGTGCCATCTGGATTACGCCTCCAGCCGCTTCCAAGATGTGCTTTTATGCGGGCGGTTAATTCTTCAGGTCTTAAAGCTTTTAACTCAGTGGTCAGTTCCTGCAAAATTGCAGTTTCCTCCAGAGATCTGGGTGGGACAGCTGGCTCTACGACGACCGGGTAGGGTTCTTCAATTTCTTCAATAAAAGAGACGATCCTGCACCGGCAGTGCGGGTGGGCTGGTGGCATCTTTGAAGGCATCTGCGAGCTTGGTAGGCTTTTTAGCTTTTCTAACGGGAGGCTTGTTAAAAAAGGCTTTACTTCAGGTAAAGATGCTGGGTCAGATTCTATAAGTTCCAAAGTCCGGACCGCATCCGCCGTTTCAAAAATTCTTCCGTCCATAGCACGGCAGTAAGGGCAGGTTAGCCTGTCCCCCACAGCATCCCATCTGTATTTTGTGATCCTTGCCTTTGCTATAGCCCTCAGCCTTGCGGAGTTGCGAAGGTGATTAACTGAGGTGTCTATGATCTGTCTTACTTTACCTTCCGTTCTTTGCTTGAGATACCCTCCAAACTCGTTTAGAAAATGCTTTATGCCCTCTTGCTCCTTGCCAATAGGGTTTCCTTCTTCTAAATAGTATTTGGAAAGCCACTTCACCACGTCCAGACGAAGCTTTTTATCCCCCTGAAAGAACTTACCGAGATAGAAGTCGCTTAAGGAAAGGGCATAGTTGATAGAGCGCTCGTCTGCCATATTGAACTCTGTCCGTATCGGCATCCCAGCGGTGGCTTCCTTTTGTGTTTTTTCGTAGATCCTTTTGAACTCAGAGTAAAGCATTTCCTTGTGTTCTGGTGATAGGCGCACTTTCTGTTCTAATTCTTGCATGATAAACCGTGTAAAATCGTTAAAGCTCATGAAGTAAGGTGCAAAGCGGAAGGCTTGGGCGAGGACGGACTCTACTTTCTGCAAAAAGTCAGGAAGGATCTTCTTCAGTAGTTCGTTTATAAACTCGTTCCCTTCCGCATCCCAGTCGTATTCCGCCATGCTTACTCCTCGGGACCGTAACCGAGTTCCTTCTTGGCTGTTTCAATATCAATGATGCCGGCTTGAAGGAGTTGGACTATCCTTTGGGTTTCTTTAAGCCTTGCCTCAGCCTTCTTCTGCGGTTCAAAATCGGGAAGCGGGTTGAAGATGATATTCACATCGTCTATGTCAAAGCCTTTAAGCATGAGATGTAGGCGGTAGACAAACTCTAAGAAACGTCTGACAAGTCTTTGTATGTTTTCAAGTTGTGCGGAAAAAACATGCAGAGCTACCGTTGCCCAAGTTTCAGTGTAGCCATCTGAAAAGCCAAGAACTGCGGGTTGAGATTTTGCTCCTTCTATTAACCATTTCTCCGCAAGGTCTATGATTTCCCTTATGCCTCCCGCATTAGGTGATATTTCCTTGAATTCTGCCTCTGTCCCATCAAAGTGAAGGAATATGCCTTTGCTCATATTCTCACTTACCTGCTGTGCGATGTTCTCAAGCCACTTTAAAGCCCTCTCTTGGTATTCCGTTTCTGTCTCGTTGGGTGCTTTTGTAAGCGGTGGAAATTTAACATCTAAAAATCCGATTAGACCGATTTTCTGTGCTAACCCTTTCAGCTCCGTGATCATGTTTTCCACCACTTCTACGATGGAGAGGGAGGCAAGAAATGGAGGGATGGCATAGGGCGAATCTTCAAGGGTCAGCAGAGGCAAATACTTGTAAGTCATTGGATTGAGTTTTATAGGTTCTGCGTTGCCGACCCATTGGTAGGCTTCGTATTCGTCCGTCTCTTCGTTGTAGGTGAAATACACAGTAGCTGACGGGACAAACACGACCTTTTTTACACCCTGCAATTTTTCATCAACCACCACTTCAGCTGATATAGCTCCAGAGATGTTTATCTGTGCGATCAACTGATTGACTAAATGGTCTGTGTTGAGAAGGAAAGCAAGCTCTTCGAGTTCCTCCCTTGCTTTCTCTGCGTCTTTCCCTTCAATTTGAACAGTGTGCCCTGTGTTTGCTAAGGTGATTGTTAGGTTATGCACTTGCGAAAGGATAGGATTTACAACAACCGCTTTGGCTATGACGTTTAGCCATTCCCTCGGATACTTAGGATTGACGAACTTATACCGGACGTCTAAGGTCTTGGGAGTTAAAATCTTCTCGGCTTGGAGTGAGACTCTCGTTTTTGGGAGGTCTGCTAAGTTTATCTTCTCGGAGCCAAACAGGCGTTTAAAATAGCGCACTAAGTCCATAGCTCAACTCCCTTCTTTGTTTGGTAAAAAGCACAGGTAAAAACTCCTTTGTTTCCTCTTGGCTTGAAGCATGCAAAGCTAATGCCAAACTCCAAAACCTGTCTGCGTGGCTGTCTTGAGTTTCTCCCTCGTAGCGTATATTCCCGGCTGGAGTTAAAGTCTTCTTCACAGAGTGCAAATCTTCAATCAAGTCTCTGTCGGGCGGTATGCTGATAATTTTGTCTTCAAAGACTGCTTTTACTCTACTTGCAAGCTCTTCTTTTGCTTTGGCTGTGAAATACACCCGCAGGACTTTAAGCTCTCCCCATTTCTTAGCCAGCTCCTCCGCCAACTGCATGCCTATTCCTGTTTCGTCTATTGCAACTTTGCGGGCGTATGCGGTTAAGTGGTCAATGATCTTGAACTGCTCAGAGAAAGGAAGCTTCCTTAGGATTTCTTGTTTGCGTAGATAATACCTACCTGCCACCTTTTCCAATATGCTTATCACCGTCAAGTCATGCCTTCTTCCAATGTCAATGCCAAGATAGACATCTCCAGTCAGTTCTCTTATGTCTGCTTCTATGCCCTCCACAGTGCAGGCATGGATTAATTCATAGGGAAGCAGGACAGATTCTTCGTCCATGAATTCACACATATACTCTTGAAGCCAGATGTCTTGGTTTGGCACGCCCTTTCTTAACTCCTCCACATCCACATCAAGCCCGAGTTCCACTGCGTCAAAGATTGTTAGCTTTTGCCGAAACCAAAGTTCGTTTCCTTCTGACATTTGCCAGAGATGTCCGAATATGTCGTTTTTCGCCTTAGGAGTTGAAATCACAACAAGCTTAAAGTCCCTGTTCCTTGTGATGCTTGGGAATATAGCTTGATAGACTTTGTAGCCGTCCTTGAAAAATGCCGCTTCTTCTAAAATCACATCACCAGTCAAACCACGCACGCCGTCTGGGTTTGCGGGAAGTCCGATAATCCGGGAACGGTTTGGAAACCTAACCTCAAGAACATTTGCCTGCGTATCCTCAAAAAACTCCACATCACCAGTTAGCTTGCCAATTTGTCTTAGAAACTCCACATGCCTTTTGACCTTTTCCATGAGTTCTTTTGACTGTCTTTCGGTGGGTGAGATGATGGCTACCAGGTGGTTTTTTCTCTCAATAGCCCGCAAGACTGCAAAAAGGGAGACCACGAAGGATTTTCCTGTTTGCCTTGACCACATTAGAATGGAATACTTTTTCTCAAGCATCTTTTGGAGGGCGTGGCGTTGGTAAGGGAGGAGGAGTTTTTCAAACTCCATAAATTTCCTCCTTCACAAGCCTTAGGAACTCTGGGTCTATGTTCCTCTTCTTGCCTTCCTCTTCTATCTTTTCCACTGCTTTCTGCAATTTTGCAGAGATGTATTCTTCCAAGCTCTTTGTCATCTGCGTTAGTTCTTTGACTGCTTTGATTAGTTCTCCGGGCTCTTCAAACTCCATGAAGTCTATGTCCTTTACAAACTCCAGCACATGCTGTGTAAGGATGGAAACAAGGGCGGAAAGCATAAAGCTTGTTGGCTTGTTTTGTGTTTGTTCAACAAGGATTTTTATCTTGTCCCACCATTCGTTGTATTGTTTAGCGAGTTCTTTATAGTCCCGGTAGGCACGATGGATGCTTGAGCGTGAGATGTCGTAGCCTTCAGATCTGAGCAGGCTTGCTATTGCCCGGAAGTCTTTCTTCTCTTCCTCGTAGAGATATACGATCCGCTGTATGAGGTCGTAAAGTTCTGCCTTTTTACGTTTTGCCATTGTTCAGCCCTCGGGAGGAAGGACGGTATCATCTACGATCTCGCCATCAAGCAAATCAATTCCTTTTGGAGTGATCTTGTAAAGCGTTCTGTAGCGTCTTTTGTCGTATGGAATAGCTACCTTCTTAGCCTCCACGTATCCTTTATCCACAAGGTATGCGAGTGCTTGTCTTATCTCCGTGTCCCTGTGGTATTGGTAGAAAACCGCAATGATCTCAAGTTCTTCAATCTCCCGAGGGTAAATTCTTTTCAGGAAATCTAAAATCAAGCCTCTCAAACTCTTAGTCATTTTTGAACCTCCCAAAGTTTGTCCAAGACCTTCGAAAGCTTGCCCTCAAGCTTCTGTATCTCTGCCCTCCATCCACTCACATCCTGATAGTATTCCTCTTTTGATACACCGCATTTCTGCAGTTCTTCAAGCTTAGAGACAAGCCTGTTCAACTCATGCCTCCAACCGCTGACATCCCGGTAATACTCCTCCTTGCTTACCATCTCTTTGTGATAGTCCTCAAGTTTTTCTTCAAGCCTCTTCATCTCACTTGACAAACTCTCCATCCTCTTCTCAAACTTGAGAAGCAAATACAACAAAAAAGCAATGCTTGCAACCCAGCCGCCTTGAAAAATCAGCGAAAGAATTCCTACTTCCATTTGTTTAAACATTGCAATAAGCGTGAGAGTATTTCAAGCAAAGATTTCAAAAAGGGTCAGTGGCTGTGGTGAGGAGTGTTCCCGCCCTCGTCTATAATGGAACCCGTGGCGTGAATGTTGCCGATAACATTTACATTGCCCTCAATAATAACCGTTTGTGCCTTCACCCGGAGGATATGTGTTTTCCTGTCGTATTCAATCTCTGTTCCGTCTTCAAACCGCACAAAAAACTTATCTTTGTTGGCGACCGGCGGAGCGTCCTTGTTGTTGTAGATAGCCCCTAACACATAACCGTCCGAGTGTTCTCCTTCCTCATCAAAGGCAACAATCACGTATTCTCCTATGTCGGGCAGCCAATAGGCTTTGTCCTTCTGGGTTTTGGGTTGCACAACTGGAAGCCAATTGGAGACCAAGCCATCAAGGTCTGGCATTTGCACTCTCACCCTTGCTGTTTTTTCATCAACTGCTACCACTATGCCACGACGGATCATTTTCTCTTACCTCCTCCGGGCTTTTTCAAAAATTCTATTCGTGTAGTGTAGCCGTCCCTTTTGATCTCGTGTTCAACCTGAGAGACATAATAAACCCCATCAAACTTATCAAAGCCCTTAAGTTCGATGTTTCCGCTTGCGTAAATGGAGGGGATGCCAACGCAGGTAAGTCTTCCTTTGAGTTCTCTCATTTCGTTTAGTGTTTTTTGGGCGTTGCTTATTCTCTCAGCTTGTGCTTTGTTCTCTACCCTGACTCTTTGGACTTGCTTATCTTGGCTTGCTTTCACCTCGGTTTTCTTTTTGTCTGCTGTTGCTTCTTTCTTCTTTGGGTCAAGATAGACCACATCCACAGCCCCGGCGTTCAGACTTGAGACCTCTATCTCAAGGTCTATCACCCACTCGGGCGTTAGCACAAACATAACCTTGCGATTGAGGATGCTTTCTATTCCTTGAATGGCTATTTTCCCGTCTGCAACTTTGCAGGTGTATCCGTAGCGTTTGCAGAGTTGGGACAGGAATTCCAGATCCCTCTGCTTGTATTGGTCTATCCGTTGAAATGTGATGTCTGAACCTTCAAAGTAAAGCTTGTATCCGTTTCTCTTGGCTATGTCCTCTGCAATCTTCTTTAGGCTTGTGTTTTCAAAGGCGGTGGTCTTAGGCGTTCGGAAGCTTGCTTTGACATCTTTAGCTAAAGCCTTAATGGTAAAGGTTGCACCGTCTTGGGAATATCTGAAAGTATAGCTGTCTATGAAAAATACTCCCGCATCCCGCACCGCTTCTTCGTAGCCAAAGCGAACCTTTAGGCTTGAGCCTCTTGCAGGAGGGTTCTTCCTGAAAAAGCCTGTGCTGTCTTCAACCTCTATTTCCACATCATCGCTTTCGTCTTTGTCTAAGCCGTCGTTGTCTATATAGCGAAAGCTTAGAAGGTATGGCGTGATGTATGCTGAAACATCTTTATTGCTTATTTCAACGTAAAGAAAAGGTTTGTAAAGTTCTACTCGGTCTGCCATGGCGCTTTGATAACCTCTGGCTCGTCTTCAACACTGATGATCGGAATCTGCAATTTTGCACCGGGTGGTGGGTAGGGTAAGCCAAGATGCTGAGGGTTAGCACGGAGGATGTGTTCATAAAGATAAGGGTCTCCGTAGAACTGCCAAGCGAGCGTATCCCAGCGGTCTCCTTGTTTGGCTATGTAAATAAGGTATTCCATGCTTTACCTCGTGATGATGGGTTTATATTGTGAGGACTGCACTTGCTGTTGGGAGTTCTTCTTAGCTGGTGCTTTTTTCTTTGTTGTTTTGGTTTCCCTTGTCTGGAGTTTCTTTTCACGGTATTCTGTAAGCTTTACGTTGCAATAGATTGCGACGGGTTTGCCCCACATATCTACCTGCTTGACTTCTGCTGTGATGCTTTCTATAACGAAATCTCCGTAAACCTGTTCGGCGATGATCAGTTTTTTGGGTAAGCCCTCTTTAGCAATGTCTTTCAGTTTCTGGTATTCCTCGAGTGGGTCGCAAAAATCTCTGTGGAAGCCCACATTGATTTCAAGGCTTAAGAGTTCATCCCCGAGGAACTGCAAGCTTGAAGGGGCAAAGATGGTTCTATGCTTGGCTACTGCGTAGTCGTTTGTTTCTCTATGCTCAAGGTATGAATAGACTTTGAAGACGATTTCTCCGAGGGAGGCATAGTTCATATATATCAATATTCGATATATAAGCACTGGTTCAAGCAAAGATTGCAAACTATTGGATCAGGCTAAGGATGATTTTTTTAGCAAGCTCTCTCGCAAGGTCAAAGGTTAAGCTCAACCCGAGCTCCCTTGCCTTCTCTTTAACCTTGTTCCAAACGGATGGGTTGCGAACGCTATTTAAAAACTCGTGCCCCTGCCAAGTCAAGCTGATGGCGTAGTAGATAGGAGGACTGCCCAGAGATTTAATGCAGTCTGCCTCTATCAATCCTGCTTGGGAGAGGAGCTTTATGTGGTAGGAAACTTTCCCCCCGTCATGGAAAGGTTGGAATGTATGGGGCATTAACCGCCCTTCTTGTTCCGGGAGCTCTTCAAGCTTAAGAAGGATCTCCCGCACAAGCTCCCAGTCAAGCTTCATGCAATAAAACTATGCTACCCGTGAAAAAAAAGACAAGCAAAGATTTCAAAATTATTTTTTTTCAAATGTTATTACCCATAGCGGGAAATCTTTAGTGCCGGGTATTATTTTAATTTTACAAAAAGTGGTTTCTAATTTCTTTTCTTCTACCTCAAAACCTTTAAGGCGTGGTGCATTTTCAATCGTGTCTCCTAACGTGCGCCAGAATTTCTTTGAATCTTCCTCATTATCATTTGGATTGCATAATATTGAAAAAGGTGCTAATATAAACGAGGTAATCCTTTTCACTTCTTCATCTGAAGGATTTGGGATAAACATCACGGACACCTTTTCCACTTCTGGGTTACCAATGATCTCTATTGAAGAAAATTTTGCATCATAAAGCTTTCTTGGTCTACCATCTAACAATGGGACATCTTGTATTGTATAGTAAACATTAAGGTCAGCAAGCATTTTTTGGAGTTTTTTCTCAAAATCTTCGAGTTTGCCAAAAGTTTTCGGTGTTTCTTTCTGGATATCTTCTTGAATATTTTTAGCTTCTTCTTTATAGGTTAAAACCCCACCTCCTATCCAGCAAAGTATTAATCCTATTATCCTAAGCTTCCATTTATTTTTTTGCACCCATTGATAAGATTCAACTTGCCGTTCATCCTGCTTATCCCTAGGCTCTTTCATAAAAGTAATGACAAATAGCATAACTCCGATAAAACCAAGTAATACCCAAAACATGTCGTCCCTCCTAAACTTCGATCTCTCTTACTATTTTAACCGCTACCCCCACAATCCGCAAGTCTTCAGTTTTAAACTGCTCTGGCGGGATGGGTGGGTATTTGGGATTATCCGAAACCAGCATCATAACAGCGTCTATTCTCACAAGCCTTCTAACTAATAGTTCTCCGTTCCTATCCCGCACTATTACTATCTTTCCGCTTGGAATATCAGATCCGTCGCCCATGTAAAGCTTAAACACTACCAGATCACCATTCCGTAAGGATGGCTCCATACTGTCGCCTTTCACTTGCACTGCAAGCTGTCCGCCTTTTAGGATTGTTTCCTTGCTTACAAGCCCCCAGCCAGCAACTTCCATGTAGCCAACCCACGAGCGCCGCACCAAGGGAATTTGAGTAAACGATTCAAGGGTTTCTTCTGTTTTCTCCTTCAATTCTTTCACTAATACCTTCCTCTCCCACATCTCCCCCTTGCCTTCCTTAAGCCATTCATAAGAGACGCCAAAAACTTGTGAAATGAGTTTTAAGGCTGTATCAGGAATTTGGACTGTGCTCGCTTCCCAGTATTGTATGGTTCTCAAAGATTTCCCTATTCTTTTCCCAAACTCCTCCTGTGATAACCCTAAGGTTTTTCTTAGATATTTAAGCCTTTCGTGGATATTGCCAGTCTCTCCACTTGTGCAATGTTGCATACCTATCCCACCATACCCCTTGACTTTTGTGCAAAATTGCGTATAATATCTTGCATGGGTTCTAACCTCAAAGATATTGTAAAAGAAGGGTGTAAGAGAAAAGGAGTAAGTCTTAGTAAACTTGCTCTTATCCTTGGAGTTAATCATGTATATCTTTTCGGAGTGCTTAGCGGTAAGAAAATCTCTCGCCCTTTGATTAAGAGGATCGCAGAGACCCTTCATCTTACTAACCTCCCTTCTCAGTATGAGATTTTTTTAGCATCAAGGCGTGTAGAAAGCAAGGGCGACAAACCTACACAGCAAAAAACCAAATCCTATAAAGGAGGTGTAAAGCCATGAGGCACTCTTTTAACTGGGTTTTTAGGGAGTTTATCTCCCGGAAGTCACCCTATGCGCTGGCTTCCCGTTTGGGGAGGTCTGAAAAGTTGATTTACGCATGGGCTCAAGAGGAGTCCTCTCCGTTTTACCGAAGGGACCCGCTGTCGTATGCATTGAGCGTGCTCAGGGTAATTAATGACCATTGCCCTGACTTAGCGTTTAAAGCGCTATCAGAGATTGCCCGTGAACTGGGATATCGGTTAGAGCCCCACCCATCACAACACGAGAAGGAGGTCCCATTTAAAGAAATCCTCAAGGAACTTAACGACGCCCAAGAAGCCTTAGTGGATGACCAAAACAGCATAGAAGAAGACCTGAAGGAAATTGATGAGGCGCTACACGTATTGCTACGCAAAAAAGCCGAGCTTTTGAAAAAAGCCGAGAGGGAAGGAAGAAGACCCTCTCGGGGGAGGTAGAGCAAATGACACACGCAATGAATAATAATATCACCTTCTCACTAAAGCTTGCAAGTGGTGTAGTTTTTACGGTGCTGGATTTGAGGTTTTACAACTGGCGGTGGCTGAGACCTCTTGAACTGATAGAAGTAGAAACAAGCAGAGGGCGTCTGGTCTTTGAGGTTTATAAGTGGGAGAAGGGAGAGGACAAGCTTGTTGCTGTTGTAGTTCCAATAAAACAGGAGGTGGGGGTATGAGGCTACCAGAAAGAGACTCAGACTGGCAATTGATTATTTCGTCATTAATGCTTCTCTGTTCAATCTTTCTCGTCATACTTGCCGAAGCCAAAAACAGGCAGGCGGGGGCAATGCTTAAGGAAGTAAGCAAAACCGTTAAGGAGGTGTGTCATGAGTGAATGGAAGAAGAAGTATAAGCAGGAAGAACCGCAGCCACAGCAACAACCACAACAGCCACAAAAGGGAAATGGGAAGTGGGTAGAGGTAGTGAATTTATACCACCAAAGCGGGGAAAGCACATATAAAAAGCTCAGTGTGTCTGTCTCCAGTGATCTCAAGGTGGTAATCTCACTTACGGAGGGGAAAGCGAAAGAAGCTTCTACAAAAATCAATTTTCAGTTAAGCGAGCAGGAATTGATTTTCCTTGCGGAAAAACTGAGGCATCTGTTCTACAAGCTTGGAAAATGAAATGCTCCCTCGGTTTCCCTCCCCTCACCACACCTCCCTCCTCCCCCCTCCTTGCGGGGTCCCAAGCCCCGCCTTTTTATGTCCTCCCTATCGGTCGCCAAGTTTTGGGAAGGTGCAACGCCTTCCCGCTTTTTGCCAAAACAAAAAACCAAAAGGAGGTGTAAAGCATGAAAAGCAAAGGCGTTTTTGAGGTTCCAGTCGCAAAGATTGAAGTCATTCAGGGCTTACTGCCACGCATCTATACTCACACAATTGAGGACAAGGTTCAAGAATACCAAGAGGCAATGGCAGAGGGGCAAGAGTTCCCAGCCATCACGGTATGGGACAAGGGCGGGAACTACTGGCTCATTGATGGAATGCACAGGCTTTTGGCAAGCAAGAGACTTGGAAAGGAGGCCGTCAAGGCGGAAGTGGTAGAACTGGAAAATGAATTAGAAGCAAGGCTTTTAGCTATTGAGAAAAATATGCTACATGGTATCCCTCTTGACAGGGAGGAGAAAAGGGAACTGGCAAGGCTACTGTATGCGGACGGAGTGGAAATAGAGAAGTTAAGGAGGCTGTTTAGGGTTAGTGAAAGAACCATATATAACTGGGTGGAAGGTGTAAAGAGAAGGGCAAAGGATGAGGAACTGAAAAGGCAAGCGTTGGAATTAAGAAGACAAGGATTAACACAGGAAGAGGTGGCGGAAAGATTAGGAGTTTCTCAACAGGCAATTTCTAAGTGGGAAGGAGAGACTTTACCACAACCTGCAAAAATTGCAGATTGTAGTATTGCAAATAATTCTCAATTACCCCTCCTCACCCCCGACGGCACCCCCACCCCCGAGGGCTTTAAAGCATTGTCGGAGTTTATAGAGGAGAACGAGGAAGAGTTAAAGCAGAAGCCCTTTAACGATGTAGTTAAAGACCAAGTCCTGCGGGATGTTCTCAAATTCCTCCATGAGGTAATCAAAAGGGATTTAAAGAGGTTCATAGACGCCCCTACATATGAAAAAGTGAAAAACTACCTCATCACCATCTATCCATACAGAGAACTCTCCCTCCGGGCACGGAAGGTATTCTTTGACAAGGCTTTGCCCCTTTGGGAGAAACTGAAAAAGGAGCACGAGGAAGAGCAAAAGCTGGAAAGGGAAGTCTTGGAAGAAGCTAAGAAAATCCTTTCTAACCCAGAGTATGTATTCCATACGTGGAGAAGCGTCCGGGAAGACTTGGCAAGGCTTGGAGACATGAACCACACATTCGTATATACCAAAAAAGAGGAGATTGAGGATATCCTACACAGGCACGCAGACGAACTCATGGAAATTTACAAAAAGGTTCCTGAGGCAACCTACACCGCACTCTTTGATGAGGAACTCCAAGAAATAAAGGAAAAAGCAAAAGATGTAAATAAATGGGAGAGAAAAACCAACATAAGGGAAGAGGTAGAAAGGTTGTTGAAAGGAAAAGGGTTTAGACCGGTGAATGCAGTGGTGGAAGAGTTTGTAGAAAAGGTAGAGGAACTACTCAAGGAAGAAGAGACTGAAGCCACCAAGATAACTTGGGAAAAACTGGAAAGGATAGCGGAGGAGATAGAGAAGGAAACAACAGAAGAACAGTGGGAGACGATCCTTCAGGAGGTCGGACTGAAGAAACAAGGGCAAGGGCAAAAGAAAGAAAAAGACAAGGAAAAGGATAAAGGAAAGGAATTGCCCCCGGACGTAGAGGACTGGTATAGGGAGAGGTTGGAGGTTCTGATGTTGGATATGGGCATCAAGCTTGGATGGGTGCGGGCATTCCAAATAGTGGATGAAGTGTATGAAAAGGTTAAAGAACTCTCTAAAAAGGCTGTCCGAGGCTGGTAATCAGGGGGGAAGGCAGGGATGGATAAGAAAAAAATGGTTCTACATCTTTATGCCCTTGGCACATCCATAAGTCGGATTGCCAAAGAGTTAGATATATCCAAAAGCACCGTCCACAGGTGGATACAGGAAATACTCGCAAAGCCCAAAACAAGAGAGGAAAGGATAGATAGCTTGCTTCAAGATGAGATATGGGACAGGATAATCCATACCTTAATGCTCACCGCAGAGGAAAAAGGTAGGACAAGGACGCTTTCAATTTCAAAAGTCTTCAGACTCTATGAACAAGAGCTGACAATTAAAGGGATAGAAAAAGAGCGGACTTTTCGTAGGTATCTGGAAAGGGTGATAAAAGAAAGGTTCGGAAGCTGGGAGGGTCTGGAGATGAGGAGAAGGGATAAAAGTGAATTGGCGGAATACAGAAAGCCTAAAGGCAAACAAAGAAGAGAAAAAGGCGAGTGGGAAATAGACGCTACGGGCTACCCGTTTAGAGGAGAGAGGTATTTTGTCCTCGCCGTGCGGGAGAGGTGGTCTGGGTGCTTCCTCTCCTGCATGGTTGCAAAAGTCAAAGAAGACACTCAAGCCCAGCACTATAACAAAGCGTTTAACTCTCTTGATGTAGCCCGTTTCCTTATATCCTTATTTAAAGAATACGGACTGCCCGAACGCATCATAACTGATAACGAGGCAGTTCTAAAGGCGGAGATTATCACACGAGGGCTTGAATATCTCAACATCCCAATCACACGCACAAAGCCACATGCACCAAATCAAAAGCTTATTGAGAGAGGCTTTAGAGACTTAAAGGACCACCTAAGATATTACACAAACACCCATCCGACATTTGAAGACGCCCTCAGGGCGGCAGTAGAAATGTATAACAAATCGGAGCATAAGTTTGAACACTTTACCAGTCCTGTCATCCCTGAGGTTTTACATTCGCAGGTTGAATACAGACAGGCGGAGGAGGATGAACTAAGGAAGGCATTCAGAGAAAGGTTTGAGAGGGTTGTCCGTAATCACACAATCACAATAGACAATTTGAAGTATGAGTTCATATACGACTTTGAGGATAGGGCGGGAGAGATCGGCAGGAATAGGAAAGCACCTACTGTAGTGTGCTACAGAGACATAGAGAACGCCA